TACCTCGTTTACTATTGTTAAATAACTGGTACTCATATCATTCCTCTAAACATACCGGGGGTAGTGTAAGCTCTAAGTTTTCTTCTTTGCAAAAGACCCGGAGTAGTGTACTGTTTTTTGTAATCCCCCAGCATGGACTCTGATACTTCAAAAGGAGTAAAATCTAAGTTTGGCATGTCTAAGCCTAAATCTGCATCTACACCAGAAAAACCCATTGATCCTGCTTCAGAAGTTGTGCCTGTAGGAAGCTCAACTTGCTCGTATACTTCTTCAGCTTGCTCTTTAACTTCTTGAGCAACTTCTGCTACAGCCTGTCCTGCTTCTTGAATAGGCTCATCAACAACTGCAACTGTTTCTCTAGCTACGTCTTCAGCCTTGGAACCTACTGTTCTTACGTAGTCCTCAATCGCTTTTATTTGTTCAGGAGTCTTATCTGGTAGAGAAGATAATAGTGCTTCAATTACCTCTTTTGGCGGCTGAAGTATGGAATCATCAAACTGCCTACCCGCTTCTTTAATAGCGTCTCCGATTTGCTCAATAAATTCGGGAGTATCTACATCAAAACCTAGTGTACCGCCTTCTCGAATATAAGTACCAAAGCCATCCATTAACGCATCTTCAAAGCCTGCTCCACCCGCTAAGCGTTGTTGCATTTTGACAAGACCGGCAGTCATATCATCGCGTTGTATGCCGCCATACTTAGCGTCTAATGTTTCTTGATCTAACCCTAGTTTATCTAAAGCCTTTCCAGTAAATTCTTTTCCATAAAGATTTACAAGGCCACCAAGCACATCATCATTTACGGCAGCGTCTACAAATTTAGCTGTCTTTACAACATTGTTAAATCTTTCTAAATCTTTTGCAGCCTTTGCTGCTTCTGCTGCTAACTGACCGCTTTGCGCGGAAAATGCACCGGCTCCAGCTAAAGCCTGTGATGCCTCTGCTACCTGTTCTAGCCCCTCTGCGTACCCGCCTGCGCCTGCTAAAACAGCGGAACGTAGGATGTCACTAGTATCTCCTCCAGTAGCTGCCGTTGCTCCAGCAGAAGCTATAGCAGACCCAACTGCATTAGCTAGGGGTGCTGACATAGACGTACTGGCGGCAAGATAACCGCCCAAAGCACTACCAGCGCCTGCGGTAGCTACCATAATTGCAACAGCTTTTAGGGCATCCTGAACACCCGTATCTTTTACTTCTACTGTTCGTATTTCGCTGTAGGAAAACGGATCGTAAAGATAAGTAGAACCATCTTTTGTTTGTCTTACAGGAGTAACACCATACTTTTGATATAGTGCCTGAAGCATGGGATCTCTGTTGTAAGACTCAAGTAAAGCGTCTTGGTAGCTTAGTCCCTCAGTTACTTGTAGAAAAGGTATTTGTTCTTCAAGTATAGGTTCGACAAGAGAGTGAAATTCCTCTAGTTGTTCTTTAGAACTACTAGTGTGGGTTCCTAAATTACCGCCAAAGTTACCTAGAGACTGATCTTTAGGCTGTATTACATACCCATAATGTTCGCTGAGCGCAGCAGCGGTATCGGCAGCGTTGCTTGGAATAAGAATTTTACCCCACGCATCAGCAACATCTTCTCGTGTAGGGGGTGCATTAAAGTTTGATAGGTACTGAGGAGAATCTACTTGTGCAAGGTAATCGCTAGGGCTAGCCGTCATGCCCATAATACTGGAAGTAAATTGATTATCGTAAAAATCGTCTACTTTGTCAACATCATCAATCTTAAAGTAGTCGGCCCCGGTATTCAAAGATTTTTGATAATTTTCAATGCCACTAGTCAGAGTAGTAGCGCCAGATCCGGGAGATATGGAGTATATAGGAGTAAACCCTAAATCTATTGGAGTGCCAGCTAAGTCAGGGTCTATACCAAAATCTTCTAAAGATAAAGGATTTTCTCGTAGGTTTGCTATACCAGAAAAATCAAAGTTTAGCATTTACTTCTTACCCCAAGCAGATACGCTCTTGATGCCAAAGCTAGCAGCAATAGCAGCCGCTAGGAAACCTTTGTAGTAATCAGGCATAGAACTAAGAACAATAAAACCTTCTTGTACATAGGGCACCATACTAGGGATAAAAGCGCCTATTAGAGGTAGGCTAAGGATAATGGCGAACCACTCGTCCTTCCAAGAGGACTGTGAAGCAGCAGCTTGCTGAGTCTCCCAGTCTGCATCCGCTTCAATACGGCGCATTTTGGACTCATGTACTGCTTGTTTTTCAGCAGCTTTATTTTTAAGGAACGTACCGACTAAGTTAGAAACAGGCCCAATTAACGCTTGCCACATGATACTCTCCTTATAAATAAAACTAGGGGCCACCGAAGCAGCCCCCAGCTAAACAGTTGTTACTTAGGAACAACCAAGGTCACACCTGACTCAGGACGCAGTACAGCAACGCCATACAGAGTGTCTGAAGTAAACAGGTTAGCAAGAAACTCTTGCTTGTACTGAGTCTGAGAGCGTACACCCAGTTGCTCAGCCATGACAATTGCATCCTTCTGGAACAACAATGCACCCAGAGAGTCTACAGCAGAAGCAGAGTTATCACCAGCAGCTTCAACAACAGGGCAGTTGGTGCTAACAAATACGTCAATGCCGTACAGTTGACCAATCTGACCATTAGTGACTTGACCGTTGTTTACGAAGTCAGAGCTTACGTAACGATCAATACCCATGATGGTGTTGCGTACTGAAGGAGGAATGACGAAGCAACGATTCTCCATAGGAACGTCTTGATCGTCCAGCTTCTGAATGATGCCACGGAAACCAGCGTCGGTGAATACGTCAGCAGGAACAACCGTGTCAGCAGTGTAGGTAGACAGGCCATTAGAGGCATCTACGAAGAACGTACCAGCATTGTTTAGGTAAGTTGTAGAAGACGTACCTGAAGTACCAAGGCCAGTAGCCAAAGAGTGCAGGTCAGTGTCAACTTGCTTAGCCAAAGCGTAGCCAGCATCTTCCGTGTAGAATTGACGCAGTGAAGCCAGAGCTTGTACGTCGGTGATGTCTTCGATCAAGCGAGAGTATTCAAAGTGCTTGTTGATTGAGATTTGAACTTCGCTTTCCGTAGCGTTCTGTACCGTTACAGCAGTGTTCTCTGCTTTAGCGTGTGCATCACCACGGACAGGCTTAGGCACATGGATCGTATCGCCCTTCTTGCCAGCCATAGACATCTTCTTGACAAGGTTTGCCAAGACAAGGTTTTTCTGGTATGCAGCAATAATCTCGTCACTCCAAATTTCTGGAATGAAAGTAGCTGCGCTAGTGTTGTCAACGAACCCGCCAGTTGCGGGATATGTGGAATCAGTCATAATAAATATCTCCTAAGATATACTATCTGACCCGTTTCTCCGCATACGCCTTCATAATTTCAGGTTGTAAGGCAGCGTAGCGGTCAGGGTCTGTTTTCATAAGGTTAATAATGTCTGCGCGTCGGTAGATCTTCTTAGGGGCTGACTCAGTGCTACCACTGGCATTACCAGTAGATGCTGTCTTAACTGATTGCTTACGAGCTTGTTGCTCTACAGCGGCAGTCTGTTGTACGATGTTCTGTCGCTCTTTCCACAAGTTAAATAACTCATCGGCGGCTTCGTGATCGTACTGTTGGTCTGCTGCTACAAACAGTCTAGTCCTGACCTTAGAGGCTTTGATCCATTCAGCAAAGTTAGCATCTTGTAGTATCTGCTGCATGTCAGGGTGCTTACGTTGTAGCTCCGACATAGCAGTACTATGCTTGTATTGCTGAGTGAGTGCTTCAGCTTCCTTAATCTTAGGGTGGTTTTGAATCGCCCTATCTACAGCCTTATCAGGGTCTGTAAACCAATCTACTTCTTCGACTTCTTGGGGTGCTTCTTGTTGATCTTGAGTGAGTTGAGTCTGGATATACGTATCAACAACCTTACGTAACTCACCTACTTCAGAACTTTGTCGGCCCAATAGCTTTTCAGCTTCTTGGTGCATCTGTACAAGTTCTTCAGCAGACTTGCCTTTATACTTGTCGGGAATCTCAGGTTCCTGTGGTTCAGGAGTTTCCTGTTGCTCCTCAGTAAAAAGTTCTAGTTGTTGTTCGTCTTGGTTATCCTGTTGACGCTCTGGTTCAATAATCTTAGCCATTATTAACTCCGTACCTTAGTATTGTGGAGAACTTTATTATGAAGGTTCTCTAGGAGGATTGCCTTCTTTCGTATGCCATGTGCGATTCTCTCTTTCTAGCCCACTTAGCATGTGCATCAGGGAAGTCACCACTGATACCTTCTAAATTAGAGCGTACTGGAGAAATTACACGCTTTGCGTCTAAGCCACAACTGCACCTAGAAGTTGTGACATCAGACTTTACTAAATCTTCAAACAGTTGTCCGCAAGGACATCTAAAGTCAAACAGCCTCATCTAGAGCTTCCTCAGTGTCTTCACCTGATTCTGCTTCTGCATGAGCGTTGTCAATCTGTGTTTCAAGATTAAAGATTGTTGCTAGGATAGCTAACTGACCTTTGCGAAAGTTCAAGTTATCATTATCCGTAGTCAATTCTACTGAGTTGATCTGTGCAACATTACCTTGTAAATCAGAGATTAGCTGTTTCCAGCCTTCTGAACGAAACATCGCAAAGTAATTGTTGAAGTAAGTTTCTAACTCTTGAGTCATTGTATTTTACCTTTGTTAAAGAATACTTTGTACGTAAAGTACATATACATTATATCATACTTTTTTGTATTTGTCAAGCGTTTTTTTAACTAAATGTTTTTATTACTACAGCCACAATCAACACAGAAATTATAGCCCCAATAAAGAGAGTAACACCTCCTACTAATACTTGGTGCATTAGTTTTTCTCTTTCTTTCTTTCTACGAGCTAACATAGCAAGATGCTGTTTTCTACGATTCTCTTGATCTGCTTTAGCAGACTTAAAATCATCAAGTAGCTTTGGGTCTGCTACAAGTAGTAAATCATTTACACTTTGCCAGTGTCGCTCGTACTGTCTTCTTAGCTGTACAATTCGTAACAAATCGTTCTGTGACAGCGGCTTGAAGGTTGAGTTTTTACGCTCTACTTCAAAAGTATCTAAGGCTTCACCAAAGTCTGAGACCATTCCCATAACTTGATGTATGCCTTGCCCTGTTTCATTAACCTTTTGTATTAAAGTGTTAATAGTCGTCAGGGCTGCACTTGCCGCTGCTACAGATTCAATTATCATTATCGGCCTCTACGAGTACCTGTGCGTTTCTGTTGAGTCATCGGCTTCTTTTTCTTTTTGCCGCTCATTGCTTTTTTACCGTATCCCATACCGTATCCGGGCATAATAATCTCTCCTGTAGACAATTAACATTTCCACCTGCGTCTAGCTTGTCTAATTCTAGAGTTAGGATCGTTCCTAGTTTTAGCGGAACTTCTTTTTAGCTGCCCTAGTGACCTAGCACAGTAAGATTTACGTCGCTTAGCAGCTTTACTGCCTGCTTTAACTTTACCTGTAACAGCAGTCTTTAGCTTA